TCCGAACTGGGTTGGTACGGCAGGCCAGACCATCAATAGCTTCACGGACTTTGCCAAAGGCCCGGAACGCTTGGACCTGGGCGCTATCCCGTTGGATGACCGTTGTGCCGTCTTGTCCCCGTCTGACCATTGGGGCCTGTTGGGTTCGCAAACTTCGCTGTATATCCAAGATGCAGCTAAGGGCGCTTACCGCAACGGCTCGTTGGGCATGATCGGTGGCGTTGACACGTATATGTCTCAGAACGTGCCGACGCATACCGTTGGATCGGATGTAACGACCGTTACCGTCAACCAGTCGGTGACGACTTCCACGATCTCGTACACCGACGTTAAGGACAGCAATCAGCAGACGTTGACCATCGCTGGTGGCAACCTGAACGCGGGTGACGTTATCACGATTGCCGATGTCTATGATGTCAACCCGGTTGGCAAGGGTACGCTGTCGCATCTCAAGATGTTCACGGTTGTTTCCTACGCCTCCAACAGCCTTGTGATTTCTCCGGCCATGATTTGGACTGGCGCTCACAAGACGGTTGCCGTAGCTTCCGGCGTGACGGACTTGAACACCAAAGCGATTACCGCAATGGGTACGGCCTCTACGGGTTATGTGCAGAACATGATCTTCCGCAAGAACGCGTTTGCTCTTGTGACCGTGCCGATGCCTAAACCTCTTGGGGCGGCGGACTTCTCCCGCTATTCCCATAAGGGAACGAATATTGCTGTGACGTTCTACTATGACGGCACCAACAACATCACCAATTGCCGTATGGACATGCTCTATGGCGTCAAGACCATCGACGCCCGTCAAGCCGTCCGTATCTCTGGCACGGCATGATAGGAGCAATGAATCATGACTGCTAACGTCACCACGACCGTTGAATACATCGGCAATGGCGGAACCGCTGGTTCTTGCTTTGGCTATGACGCGACGGAAAAGATCGGCTTCTACGGCACTACGCCCGTAGTTCAGCCGTCCACCATCTCGACCGTGGATACCACCGCGATTACCACGGTGGACACAACCACGATTACCACGGTTCAAACCGCCGCCATTACCACGGCGGCGGCAACGACCAACACGACTTGGCAGACGACCGCCGACGCTGACTTGCGCCTGCACGCTCTGGCAATCAACCGCTTGATCGCTGATAACCAGCTACAGGCGGAAACGATCAACAAGCTTGTTGCCGATTCCAACTCCGGCGCGACGGCTGCAAACACGTTGATTTCTCGGCTGCAAACGCTCGGGCTTATTGCCAGCGCGTAACTTCCCGTTTAGGATGGTGGGGACTTCGGTTCCCACCATTTCTAAGGAGATTTCTTTATGGGCTGCACGTATGCAACTCCACGGACTGTTATTGTCGGGCGCTCTCTTTTTATTGCCACGGCATCATATGAGAGCACCAAGCCGGGCTATTCTTACAGCTTGGCGTTGACCACGGCTGAATTGGCGCGGCGTGGTATCCCGTTTGAATTGGCGATTATGGAGGGCAATTGCCATGTCGATGATGGCCGAAACGCTCTTGTCGCTCGTTTCTTGCGCGGCAACTGTACAGACATGCTTTTCCTCGACGCTGATTTAACATGGGATGCAATGGACGTTGTTCGCATGTTGGTTCATGAGGATGAATTGGTTTGCGGGGCATATCCTAAGAAATGCAGCCCGGCCAGCTATCCTATCGGGCGGATTTTCCACACCCGTAAGGATGGCCTGTTGGAGGTATCATACGCACCTACTGGTTTCATGCGTATTCGGCGCAGCGTGTTCGATAAGCTGCTCCCGTTTCAATCGAAACACGGCAAGGAAAACCCCACGGCGGTATTTTTTGAGCGCCGCTTTAATGGGCCTACTCGCGACGGTGGGGACGTAACCTTTTGCCGGAAATGGATCGAAGTCGGCGGCACGGTCGTTGTCGATCCATTCTTTAAGTTCGGCCATATCGGTGAAAATCGCTGGCAGGGAAAATTCATTGAATACCTCGCCGTTGATGAAAACCGCGCTAATCACTTGAACGATTGCAAAGACCCGCTTCGGACAACGGAGCGCACCCCGGTAACGCTTTGCTCCGAAACTGCTCCGACTTCGGTTCCTGTGCTGATTAAGCGCATTCAGGATGGCGACGAAAGCATTGAGGCATTCACGGCGCTTGCCGATGCTTACGGGAATAAGCCTTGGGCGGCAACTGCTGAATACCTACAAACGGCCTACAAGATGGCAAAGAACATCGAAGGCGTTAAGGGTGTGTGGGAATGTGGCAGCGGCCTTTCTACCGTCGTTATGGCGGCGGCTGGCGCGCCTGTAATCGTCTTTGAGGAACATCAAGAATGGGCTGATAAGACCGCGGCGCTTTTGAAAGAATGCGGCCTTTCAGGTGTCAGGATGTTTGTCTTGCCTGTTTCGGGTTCATGGTTTGAATACGACGATTTCATCGATCAAGAGACGGTCGGCATGTTGGCGATTGATGGCCCGCGCCGCCGTGATGGCCTAAACCGCATGGCCCCGCTGCAATATGTTAAGCGAGGTTTACCGTTCATTGCCGACGATGTTTCCAACGTCGAAGGCGTTTCAGAACAAGTCCATATGACAATCGGCACCCGGTCGTTTGTCGCGGGTCGCGTTTAATCGAAAGGATTTAAGACGATGCGTAGAATTTACCAAGCCAACAAGCCGGAAGCGTGGATCGGTGACAGCGCCCCCATTCCCGAAGGCTGGCACCTTGACTTGCAGACGGCCTTAGCCGCGGCCCCCGTTGAGCCTGTCGTTGAAGTCCCCGAAGAAGTCCCCGCGCCCGAAGAAGTAGGCACCATCAAAACCGTTGAAGTGTTTGGCGAAGGCGAAGCATATCAAGAATGGCAGGACGGCTATGTTGTTGAAGACGCACCTGCTGACGTTGAGCCTGTTATTGAGGTTCAAGAACCGTTACCGGAAGAGCCGAAGACCTACGCCGTTGTGAAGAATGCCGCCCCGGCCAAGCGCAAGTACACCAAGCGCAAATAAGGACCGTTCAAAATGACCTTGCTCACAATCTGTCAAAACATTGCCGACGCTACCCACGGGCCGCGCCCGGCGACGATTGCGGCAAACACAAACCCCGATGCTCAGAACTACCTTCGGATTGTGAACAAGGTCGGCACCAAATTGATGAAGGTCTACCCTTGGAACATTCTAAGGGCTGAACATAGCTTTACCGCGCCGGGGACGGAAACGCTAATCGCGGCGGCTTCCATGCCTTCGGATTTTGACCGCTTCATTCCCGAAACATTTTGGAACAGAAGCACGAATAACCTGATTTCAGGCCCTATCGGTTCTACCGAGTGGCAGGGCTTGAAGGTCATGAATTCTACTGTCCCTAACTACAAGTTCACCTATCGGGGTGGCGATGTGCTGGCAATCCCCACGATTAGCAGCTCGTCAACATGCGCGTTTGAGTATGTGTCTAACCAATGGTGCCAGAGTTCCGGCGGCACTGGAAAGACGGCGTTTTCGGTCGATACCGACACGGGCATTTTAGACGAAGAGCTGATTACCCTGGCGGCGACGTATGCTTGGCTCACGGCGGAAGGCCAGCCCGTGCAAGGGGCATGGCAAGAGTTCAAGGACTATTTCGATACTCTGCAAAGCAATGAGAACGCGACGGCGAATATAGCGGTAACGGCGGATATATTCGGACGGTTTTCACGTCATTTTGACGGCGCTCCGATGGCATCAAGACAGGCATACACCGGGGGCTCTTAATGGCTAGTCAGAGTATCGCCATGCCGCCTCCGATTGGGGGATGGAACACAAGAGACAGTCTTGCCGATATGCCTGAGACTGATGCGATTATCATGGATAACTATTTCCCCGGAACTGAGGACGTAACTATCCGGCGCGGGTGCGAAGAACACGCAACGGGCATGAGCGGAAACGTCGAAAGCCTGATTGACTATGTGAAGTTGACGGGAACGGGGGAACTATTCGCGGCGAATGGCGAGGCAATTTATGACGTATCGGCGGCAGGTGCGGTAGGGGCTGCTGTATCAAGTGGGCATGCCAATGACCGTTGGCAGCACGTTCAAATTGGCACGGCGGCGGGTGAGTTTGTGCGCCTTGTAAACGGTGCGGATACGCCCCTTGTTTATGACGGCTCGACATGGGCAACAACGCCAGCGATTACAGGCCCGACGGCGGCTAACTTGGTGTGGATCAACACCCACCAACGGCGCTTATGGTTTGGCGAGGTGGATAGCCTTTCCGCTTGGTATTTGGCTGTAAATTCCATTGGCGGCGCGGCGACAGAGTTCTCGTTTAAGGGAATTTTAACGGGTTACATCATGGCGATGGGAACTTGGACGCGAGATAGCGGCGACGGGACCGATGACGTCGCGGCATTTATTTCGTCTGAGGGCGAAGTTGCCATTTATCAGGGCATTGACCCATCGGCGGCTGATACATGGTCCCTAATCGGCGTATTCAAGATCGGCAAACCTATTGGGCGGCGCTGCATTATCAAAGCTGGTACGGACTTGCTCTTGATTAACCAAGATGGCCTAGTCCCGCTTTCGTCTATCCTGACAACGGATCAAAGCCAAACGCGCCTAGTAGCATTGTCCGACAAAATCAATTCAGAGGTGAATACGCACGTCCGAGACGATAGCGCATTGTTTGGCTGGCAACCTATCGTCTATCCCAAGGGGACTATGCTAATATTCAACATCCCGAAAAGCGCAACGTCATTCCATCAATACGTCTTTAATACGTTGACGGGCGCGGCCTCTAAGTTCACAGGCTGGAACGCAATCTGCTGGGGATTGATGAATAAGGACATTTACTTCGGAAGCACAGACGGGGTTGTTTATAAAGCGGATACTGGCACAAGCGATAACGGGGCCAATATCGCAGCCGATGCACTACAGGCATTCAGCTATTTCAAAAGCCCCACGGTACGCAAGATTTTCAAGATGGTTGAATGCGTTTTCCAAAGTGACGGCGATCCAAACGCGGCGATTGATTTTAATACCGATTTCACGGTAGGCAGTCCATCGGGAACGGCGCAATCCTCGCCCGTTAATTCCGCCCGTTGGGGCATCGGGCGCTGGGGTATTGGCACTTGGGGGACGGCGGGGCAGATTTACAAGGGCTGGCGTGGCGTGCGCGGTGTAGGCCGTGCGGGTTCAGTTCGGGTAAGGATCAACACCAATTCGGCGCGTCCGTCTTGGATTGCGACAAACGTGATTTATGAGAAAGGCGGATCGTTATGACCGAAGCGCAAACACCTGTTAAAACGCTCGTTAAATGTGAATATGCGGGGTGCGAAAGCACGATGGTTCACGTCTTTGACGATGGCAGCATTCAATGTGTTCAATGCGGCGGCTGGCAGAAAAAAACCAAGGCGGTTGCAGTTCCCCCATTGGAGGGGGCGACCCCACTTTGACGCTTGTTGCGGGTCACACGGCGGAAATAGCGGCATGGGTTGCGGATCATATCCCCCATGTAACTGATTTCGGACCTTGTGAGGCAATCGGAATTTTAACTGGAAACAGGTTAATCGC